TATTGCACAAAGAAGCATGTTTATCCAAAACCTCCTATTAAGAAAAGGTCAGGAATATTATGCCCGAGAGGGCGGGGAAATGAGAGCAAGGTTAGCTGACTTATTAAGAACAGGAGACTCAAAAGAACAGACTTATGCAGAATCATTTGAAACACCTACTTTCGGACAGCAAAGAAATCTGGATGATATTTATCTAGACCCCAGCGTAGGGAAAGATTACCCTGAGCACCTATTACATAGATTAGAAGAAAGTTTTCGAGAGCAATTATCTCCGTCGGAAGCTAGAAAAAAATCTGGATCGTCGGATGATCCTAGGAACCTGTTTTCACGCCGATCGTTTACTTGGCCGTTAGAGATGGCAGAGTATCGTAAAGGAGTTCGCAACGTGTACCCAGAATATCTATACGATGTTTCACCAGCCGATGTGATTTACCCTATTAATCCGGACACGTATGCTCGCAGGAAAACCGGAAGTAGGAATAAAACACAAAGAGAGTTGCATGCTTTTCCGAAGGTTAAAAAAGCTCAAGGAGGCCCAGTAAATAACAGGGTTGCTGAATTACTAGACGCGACATTTCGTAAATGAGTGATATCCTCAAGGATCTAAAAAACGTAGACCTGTCATTCTTATCTAAGAGTGAAGCAAAAGAGTTCACACTTCTCCTTGAAGAACTTGAAAAGCGTGAACGCAGAGAAACTTCTGCTTCTAGCTTTATTGACTTTGTAAAAATTATCTGGCCTGAATTTATTAACGGTGATCACCACCGTAAAATGGCACAGGCGTTTGATAAAATAGCAAGCGGTGAGCTAAAGCGGCTAATTATCAATATGCCGCCCAGACATACGAAGTCTGAATTTGCATCACACCTGTTTCCCGCTTACTTGTTAGGAAAAAATCCTAAGTTAAAGATTATTGAAGCAACGCACACGGCTGACCTAGCTATAAATTTTGGTCGTAAGGTGCGTGACTTAATTGACACTGAAGAATATCGCGAGATATTTCCTAAGACAGAACTAAAAGCTGACTCACGAAGCGCGGGTAAATGGTTAACTTCGCAACGCGGTGAGTATTATGCGTCAGGTATAGGAGGCGCACTTGCAGGTCGTGGTGCTGATTTGTTTATTATTGACGATCCGCACTCTGAGCAAGATGCGTTTTCCGATAAATCACTAGACGAAGCCTACGATTGGTTTATGACCGGCCCCCGACAGCGTCTCCAACCAGGAGGTGCCATCGTTATCGTAATGACTCGTTGGTCTAAAAAAGACTTAACGGGTAAATTGATCAAGAAAATGATGCAAGATAAGAATGCAGACCAATGGGAACTGATTGAGTTTCCTGCAATCTTGCCATCGGGTAAGTCGTTATGGCCTGAATTTTGGAAATTAGAAGAACTTGAGTCGATTAAGGCTTCGGTTCCTCCTTCGAAGTGGGCGGCTCAGTACATGCAGCGGCCAACCGGCGAAGGTATTTCTATTATTCCGAAGGAATGGTTCAAGATTTGGCCTAACGATGCGCCTCCAGCTTGTGAATATTTAATTCAAAGTTACGATACGGCGTTTCTAAAGTCCGAACGTGCTGACTTTACAGCGATAACTACATGGGGTGTGTTTTATCCGGAAGGAAAAATCAACGATGAGATGTATCCAGGAGGTCAGGCGCACATTATCTTGATTGATTGTGTAAAAGAGCGGCTAGACTTTCCCGAACTCAAGCGTGAAGCGATACGTTTGTACGAATATTGGGATCCTGATTCTGTAATTATTGAAACGAAAGCAACAGGTATTCCGCTAACGCAAGAATTACGCAGACTCGGCATACCGATTAACACGTATTCACCCAACAAAGGCCAAGATAAGATTGCGAGGTTGAATTCAGTTAGCCCTATGTTCCAAGAAGGTAAGGTTTGGGTGCCAGAAAACCGCTGGGCTGAAGAATTAATGGAAGAAGTTACGGACTTTCCTAACGGAGAGCATGATGATTTGGTGGATTCCACAACATTAGCGTTAATACGCTTTAGAAACGGTGGATTTTTGAGATTAGACTCAGATTACGACGACGAAGAGGAATATTACCCCAAAGTCCGTGCATATTACTGATTTATTATTGAATTAAAACGAGGTATCGTTCCGCGTTATGGCTGAACAATTTGAAATTGAAGTAGAAGAGGAGCCTTTAGAAGACGAAGTCGTCGAAGTTTTTATAGACGACGAAGGCATCGCTAGTTTCGGTGATGAATTTGACGAAGATTATGCAATATCGTTTGGCGAAAACATTGCTGAAATATTAGATGAGTCCACAAGAGGCGAACTTGCTTCAAAAATTACGTCTTATTACCATGACGACTTAGATTCTCGTCAAGACTGGTATGAAACTTTCCGAGACGGACTAGATTTACTAGGAATTAAAACAAATACACGCAGTGAACCCTTCGAAGGTGCAAGCGGCGTGTATCATCCGCTACTAGCTGAAGCGGTTACGCACTTTCAGGCACAAACTTACCGCGAGTTACTGCCTGCAGGGGGACCAGTAGACACGCAAGTGATGGGCGTCACCTCAGATCCAAAACTTGAACAAGCAAATCGTGTTAAAAACTTCATGAACTACCAACTTACTTATAAGATGGAAGAATATGATCCTGAAATGGATCAAATGTTGTTTTACCTCCCCTTGGCAGGATCTGCTTTTAAGAAAAGTTACTACGATCCCTCTGTAGGTAGAGCGGTTTCTCGTTTTGTTAAGGCAGAAGACTTAGTTGTCCCGTATACAACTAATGATTTAGTAACTGCTTCACGAATTACTCATGTCATTAGGATGACAGAGAATGATTTGAAGAAATTACAGCTGTCTGGGTTTTATCGTGACGTTTCTATGGGGTCTCCTTCGTATATTAAGCAAAATGATCTACAAGATAAGATAGATGAGCTTGAGGGTGTAGACCGTACTGGCGGTGATGACGAATATACGCTATTAGAAGTACATGGCGAGTTTGATTTAGACGGTTTTGAAGACAAAGATGAAAACGGTGAGCCTACCGGCTTGGCGTTACCATATATTATCACTATCTGCCTAGATACTAACGAAGTTTTATCAATACGGCAAAATTATGACCCAACAGATCCTATGCGTAGAAAAGTTGAATACTTTACGCATTATAAATTCCTTCCTGGATTGGGATTTTACGGATTTGGTCTAATTCATATGATTGGCGGTGTAACTAAATCCGCTACTGCAATATTACGACAATTAATTGACGCAGGAACGCTTTCAAACTTACCTGCTGGTTTTAAATCTCGTGGATTAAATATTCAGCGGTCTGATGACCCTATACAACCAGGAGAGTGGCGTGATGTTGACACTCCTGGAGGTGTTATTCGCGATTCCTTCTTGCCACTACCTTATAAAGAACCAAGCGGTACATTAGCACAACTATTAGGTCTTTTAGTTGAGTCTGGTCAGAAGTTCGCAGCAGTGATGGATCAAGGAACTGGAGATGGTAATCAAAATGCTCCAGTAGGCACTACAGTTGCAGTGTTAGAGAAAGGCCAGAAGGTTATTTCTGCAATTCATAAACGACTGCACTATGCACAGCGCAATGAATTCAAAATACTCAAGCGTATATTCGGAGAGGTGCTTCCACAGGAATATCCTTACCAAGTACAAGGCGCACAGCAAAGTGTTTTCCGTGAAGACTTTAGCGACAACGTAGATGTTATACCTGTTTCTGATCCTAACATCTTTAGCACCACACAGCGAATCATCTTAGCACAGACACAGCTTCAGATGGCACAAAGTGCACCGCAACTACATAATATGCGGGAAGCGTTTCGTAAAATGTATTTGGCGTTAAACATACGAGATATTGACGACTTATTACTTCCTGAATTTGAGCCAACACCTAAAGACCCTGTTCAGGAAAATATGGATGCTTTAATGAACGTACCATTAAAAGCATTTATTCAACAGAATCACGACGCACATATCCAAGCGCATATGGCGTTTATGCAAAACCCACAAATGCAGCAAAACCCGCAAGCTATGTCAGCATTGCAAGCGCATATTCAAGAGCACATTGCATTGAAGTACAGAGTGCAGATGGAACAGATTCTGGCGCAGCAAGGTATTCAGTTACCACAGCCTGGACCGGACGGTCAAATGCCTCAACTACCCCCAGAGATGGAAAGTCAGATCGCAATGGCTGCGGCACAAGCTACGCAACAAATAACAGGTCAGGAGCAAGCGTTAGCGCAAGCAATGGCCGCACAGCAGCAAGACCCTCAACGCGAAATGTTCCAAGAGCAAATGAATCTGGAATACGAAAAACTGTCTCAGAAAGACAGAGACTCGCAGCGTAAGACTGATCTCGAACTAGAGAAACTTGACTCTCAAGAACGACAGACAGATATTAAGGTTGCTGCAGATCTGCAAGAAGCTGAAATGCAAAATGAAAGAGATATTGATTCAAACCTAACTGAGATCGCGAAGGTTGTTCGCGAATCTAGAGAACAGGAGTAGGTGGCTTATTTATTAAGCAACATACCTCATTTTAACGCATGGATCCGAAAAGAATTTACACACAATCATTTAGACTACCATGGAGAGTATTTACACGCGGTTGTTTTTGCGGTAAACACCATTCCAGATAGGTGCTTGTCTTTTCAAGTAGTCTTTACAGGATTTGAGCTTGATGCAGAAGAAGATGCAGAAAACATACACGGTGGCGCGATGTGGGCTAGGATGCCTATAACTGCGCTTGTTGCAGACTCCGTTTTAGAGGAGATGCCTGAAGCTATGCCTACGCATTTAGCTCAGCCGTGGGATTGTAGTTCTCATGAACACGCTGTTATTAAAATGGATCGTGTTTCTTCTAGTCCTTGGCTGTGTAAGATAGATAACGAATTTCACACTGGGCGATATTTATTTACTGTTGATTACACGGGTAATGATATTGCTGATGACTCAGCACAACATAAACAAAGTCATGTGTTAGAGTTAACAGACGCTGGTAAATGGACAGGCAATATCGTTGCACTTCCTAACAACCGTGTAAGAGCGACTAACCCAGCACTTTGGGAGACAGGATCAGGCGCACCTGATTTTTATCCTAGTCAGCACTTACACAGCGCAGAGATTCATGACAGCTACATGGATCCGAAAATAACTTTCAATAATTTGTATTCAGAAGGAGACAAGAATGAAGGGTAGAAAGAAAATGCCTAAGATGATGAAAAAATCGGGTGCTCGTAAAATGAAGCGAGGCGGCTCAACAAAAAGTAAAGGCAAAAAATGAAAACACGTAATCGGGATTACCCTAAGCCCAGTTCCCAGCCTGCTGGCGTAAAAGTAGAACCTATGAGCGCATCTGCGGAAGGTTTTGCTCAAGCCAAAGAAGTATCGGCTGGAAAAGTTATTGATGGTAAAGAAACCAAAATAAAGGGCGGTGGCGCAGCCACTAAAGGTTTGAATTTCTATAGGTACATTAGCGATTAATGGACTATATAAAGTTTTCGGAGCATTTGCTCCGCAAAGTACGAGAGCGGCAACAAGAGCTCTCGCAAATGTTGGCTTCGGGCAACGCACAGGACTATTCCCACTATGTGAGAGTAGTAGGCGAAATATCAGGTTTAAATTTCGCTGAACAAGAAATCGTGAACCTGCACTCTAAAATGGAAGAGATAAATGACTGAAACAGTACCGGATCGTGTCCTAAATTTTGGGTCTGACACTGAGAAAGAAGATTCTCAGATCACACCTGAAAATGTAGAAGCACACGCAGACAGACTTCCCGTACCTACGGGATACAGGATTTTAATCCTGCCTCACGAGCCTAAAGCCACTACTAAAGGTGGAATTATGCTTGCAAAGCAAACTCTCGAAAAGGAACGAATAGCTGCGATTGTAGGCTTAGTCGTTTCTGTTGGACCAAGCGCATATGCAGACAAGGAAAAGTTTCCAGATGGGCCTTGGTGTAAAGAGGGTGACTTTATTATTTTTGGACGCTACGCAGGGGCTAGGTTCAATATCGAAGGCGGCAGCATGCGGCTTTTGAACGATGATGAAGTACTTGCTGTAATAAACGACCCAGAAGACATTCTGCAATAATATGGAGTTATAGCTGTGGCTGAACAAAATATAGAACTAGAACTTCCTGAAGAGGAAGTTGATATTCACGAAGCGGATGTGATTCAAGATAGCACTCCTGACGTGGTCC